TTAATGCTCGCCGCACAACCCGCCGCCAAGTTGAATCGATGAAGACCACTAAACTTATCCTTCCAAAACACCGAAACCTCCACCGCATTTACGGGGGTAGTGCCACGCAAATCCAACATACGATACTCCGCCGTCGGTGTATATGTAATCCTCGTCTGCGAACTCGTGCCTGTAGCACCCTGTAACTCAAAGTCCGTTAGAACTGGTGCCGTGACGTTGTTATTGCCTGACGAACGCAAATTGCTCGAATTCACACCATCATAGAAATTGAAGATCGCTGGTTTCGATAGTAGAGTGTTTTGAACTGGAAGTAGTGATGTAGAAAACACAAGTGCGGATATCGGCGAAAATAAAATAGTCGTTGAATGCTCCTGCGGGACTATAATCTGCGGGATTGCCGCCACCGCCGATGCCACCTGAATTAGGGGATATGATGCTCTGCTTCCACCACTCGTATTTTGAAACTGGTTGTTATATACAACAATCATATCCTCTGTACCAGTCGTTAAATTAAACTGGGTATTGCCTTGAAACACCGTAGGAAACGAGTTCAACAAATTCGATAGGGGGGTATTCATGTATAATTTTATTACGCGACCTGTAAAACCAGGAGTTTCCTTTAAGTTCTGATCATATGTATCGTAGGCGTAAGGGGGTGCGGTGCCTGCTAATGCTGGCGGGCAAAGGGGAAAACTCAAAGTAAATATCTCGCCACCTGGATCATAAAACATCTGCGGACAATAATTCTGTGCGATATTCGCGGGAGCACCTTGCCCTAACGTAGGTTGCCCAATACCAGCAAGATAGACGTTGAAAGCATCAAACGCCGCCTTCAACGCATTATTCGCATATTGAAGGACAAGGGAAAATTCATTCACGTAATAATACTCGCTGGTTAGGTCTTGAAAAACAAGTGGTCCAGAAGGGGGGGGTGCCGTTAGGTCATCTGGTACATAAATCCAGTTCTGTTGTGCTGGAAGATAATACGTCTGACCACCTGGAACTGAATAGTCCGTCACACTCATACCCCATGCGTAAATCAGTTTATTCGGGTTTGCTTGACCCAGTAATACCTGCGGAATAAAAATCGGCAGGGTAGGGGTCTCGATACTGAAACGTACAACTGAAAGTAGGTAATCCTCGGGGTATTTAATAATAGGGTTCTGTCTGATCTCGTTGAATGTCAGGGGGGGTGCCGTAGTGCCCGTAAGGGTAGGATTGTAATCACTCACAACATTAATGTCGTAATACAAATTATACGGATCCGCCGACGTAAGGTTTCCACGCGTTGTCATTTACTCGTTTATATTCGTAATTGTTCTTTTGTTTTTATTATTAATTTCATATACGATTGTCTTAATTTCATTTACGAGTGTCTTTGAAGGACGGTTGCGAGAAACTTCGGGTTGCGACGCAACTCCTCCCTGACGCCCTTCATATACACATCACTCTTTCCTGTAAAGTCAGCGACCACTTGAAAATCCCTACCTCCGTATTCAAAATACTCGGTGTCGTCATCACGCAACCACCCCATCGACCCAAACACAATCTCACCTCCGTTGCGGTGCTGTTCCATAACAGCGTTGAAGAAGCACATTCCAAAATGAGAGCGGTTTTCGAAAACACGCTGAAACTCGGTTGCGTAATTCTCGCCATACACCTTCTTCGAGTGCTTGATGTGAGACGCAATCATCACTTTTTGCGTCATAGCAGGGGCGGGAAGGTGGCAGGAAACATCTTGAAGTCCGTTTTGTCTTTGTATCTGTCTGTGTTCGCGAAACTTCGGGTCAATCACGCGTCCATCTCGCACCACCCAAAAATGACCCGCCATAGTCGATGGCATCGCCCCAGTAATCTCCATAAGGTCTTTGGCGTCTCTGTAGTTGTCGGTTGAAAAAGGCATCGTTGTTTGTTGTCTGTGTATCGGGCACATATGAGTAAAATGAATTCAATTTTTTTTGGACGCACCGCCACCACCGCCCCCCACCACTACCCCCCACCACCGACCGCTTTGGGTGAGGGGGGTCACCCAGAGGGGGTCACCCAGAAGGGGGTCACCCAGAGGGGTCAGGGTCATTCAAGGGTGGTCAAATAGATAGTCCGCTCTGGGTGAGGGTGCTCTGGGTGAGGGGGTCATTCAGAGGGGGGGTCACCCAGACCTGCTGATGCGGGGGGTGGTGGTGCTGGTGGCGGGGCGGAGCGGGCGGAGGGCGGAGGGAGAAACTTCATGATCCGCGGATTCTCACGCTTTTCAGAAAAAATTGAAATGATATTCCATCAGTATCCAGAATACACCGATCTACATCAGACACTATCAAAATGACTTGCTCCCTTTGCCAACAATCAGGACACAACAAGAGAACCTGCCCCAGAGTCACCCAAGTCGCCACTACAGGTAAGTATGCTGGACTGAACGCGATCCAGATCGAAGCAATCTTCGCCGAAAGAGAACGCAAAAACTACGAAGAACTCGTTGCCCCCATCATCGCCGCCGCCTCCGCATTTATCCCCCCAAAATCCGCCTGTGCCGACTGCGGACAAATTGAAACCGAATGCCGTCTCGAACGCGTCGGAGAAAAGATTATGTGCTGTGACTGTATTGACCCCAAACCCACAGAATACGAAGAAGAAGAAGAAGAAGAAGAGGTTTCGGTTTGCGAAGAATGCGGTGTGCCCGAAACCGATGAGTGCCGCCCCGACTGTGCCTATCAGGCGAGGCGACAGAAGGAAGAAGAAGAAGAAAGCGTGTGCGACGACGAGCAACGCTCCTACGGTGATCGTGGTGCTCCTGCCCCCGAAAGCGATGACGAAGAAGAAGTCGGTGAATGCTCCAACTGCGACGCCCCCCTGGACGATGACGAACACATCTTCATCTTTACCAGGGGCGATGAGGAAAAGACGATGTGCCAAATGTGCGGCGAAGATCTTCACGAAGAACTGAATGCGGACGGGTGGAGGCGTGATGACGAAGAAGACAAAGAGGAGGCGAATCTCCCTTTCAAAAATCCAAAACCTACCTGCGACGACTGCGGAGGTGCCATTCGTGATCCCGAAAACCTCGATACTTGCTGGACGAACGACGGTATAATCTATTGGTGCGAATACTGCCGTGAAGAATACGTGGAAGAATATATCCGCGAAAGGGACGGCGATGACTAAAATCAAGACCCTAAAGGACACCGTGGATCCTTTTTTATTCGTCCTTATCCTTATCCTCCAATAAATACACACATTTTTCACTTACTACCGCCTGCGGATAATTCTTCGCTATTGTAACCCAACGAGTATTGAGTTTTTTCATTTCTCGCATCATATCATTCGTGATGCCTATATAATTCTCCAACATATATTTTGTACTCTTCGTCATAACTGACTTCGGGAATATTGTAACAAAATGACACTCGTTTAACATCTGACGCGTCGTCTGGCGATCACTCGGTAAATGAAACGTGAGAATACACGAGATTTTATGGTGCCGTCCAGTCTGTAAAATCTGGTCGAGTATCTTGAAAACCTCTTTGCGGTGCGACTTATTCGCAATCGTATCACAATCGTCAAAAATAACCATGCTTTCAGCAAACTCATTCGCCTCTATCGGATCACTCACCAACGTATCATCTATCTTCGGGCGTTTCAGATTTTTTATATCATCTACCGAAACATCTTCGGGGAGCGTCGAAAACATATATACAGGGCGGTCTGGAAACTTCTTCGTATATTCTTTACAAAGCATCTTCGTATAATAGGACTTACCGCTGCCTGACGCCCCAACTACGTACCAAATCTGCCTTTCGATTTTAGGGTTAATCATCTGGCAAAACTTACCCTCATCACCTTCAGGAATCGACGCCTTCTTGAAAACCTGAATTCGCTCTTCTTTCAGCGACTTATCATCTGGCGTGGATAAATACACCTTTTTTCCCGCGTTTGACCCGCCCACGATCTTACAAAAAGGAGCACCAACTTTCTCCAAGTTCAAACTCATATTATCTATTATCTTAACAATATGATTTTGTTTTTATTCCATTTCTCATTCATATTATCGAACACAAAATTCGTTGTGCCGTTTTATTGATAATTTTCTCATTATTCTTTATGATATTATCCACCCGTGCCCGTGTGACTGACCCCTTAAAACCCAATTTATCCTGAAAAAACACCGAAACTTGATTTTTAAGCAGTTTATCACTCTCCCATTTCAAAGTCTGGATCGCCTTCAATTGCGATGTTAATTGATACAGTTTTCCAGTTTCACTATTAAACAACTTGACCAATTCAATCGAGGTCTCGGGTTCCTCGTTTCGGATCCGCATCATAGAAAACAACCTCTTCAACGCCTTCCAGTATTTCCCCTCACCAACCAGTTCGCCGAAGTCCTGCTCCAACTCCTTCAATCTATCTTCGTCCGCATCTTCCCCAACTTCTTCTTTACCCATACTGTACATACACGACGCATCAAAAAACTCATTCGACGCCTCCTTCCGAAACACCACATCAACCTTGATAAAATCAATACTATCAAACGGTATTCGACTGAAAAATCCATGCGAATACTCGGGTGATCTGTATATCCGCTCCTTCTTCCCAGCGTTCGACTGAATCTTCATCTCCACAAAATAAATCTCTGGATTACTCTCTATTTTATGGATTACATCATTCAACCCAGTAAAAACTGAATCTCTCGGTAAGTCATTTATATCCATCGTAAAATCATAATCACCAGTATATAATTGCGACTTCAATCCTGCCGTGCCGATAAGACGGGGGCGACGATCATTCACCGTGAATGCCTTCACCAGCGGGTATTCTTCCGATGTCGGATATTTCCGTTCTGTTATTGTCGTCATTTTAATTCATGGATTTTTGTGTTTATTATTATTTCGGTTTTGTTTCGTATTCATACCCCAACTCCAACGATCTTCCAAAAGCAAATTTCATAAACTTACCAGGGTCTTCTTCCCATTCGCCCTGCCATATACGACGCTGTGATGCTGTACCCCAATTACTACACTCTGCTACAAGTTGTGGTAATACATCTTCAGGTTTTAGATTAAAATTATGCCCACGATAGTATCCCTGACCCTTCCCCTTCGCATTTTTTCTTATCACAGCACACATAAAACCATAAAACTCATCTTCTTCAGCATTCGTCGGTTTCTCTCCCCCCGTTTGATGAAACCCCAAACCATTCGTCTTCAGGTTGCGTTGTGCTGGCGATATCTCTCGTAACACCCAATCATCTATATAACTTTCTGGTATAAATCTCTCACCATTCGGTCGTTTCACACTAAAACCGACCACATGTTTTGTATTTTCGGCAGGGTTTATTTTCGCCAAGATTTCTATTGCTTCACGTTGAAGTAAGTTCAATTCTTCTTCGTTTTTTTCCGCGTCCATTCTTCCCAAATCTCTCCAAAGTTTGTTTATTTTCCAACTCGTCATATCTTGATCAATTCTCCAATCCCCCCCCCATTCCATACGTATCGAAACTCTATTACCAAGTTTATCCGTGAAATAATGATCTAATCGCGGCGAAAAATTAAAAGGGTCTCCAGTCATCTCATATTGACCCCCTCTTGAAAAATTATCTCGTATTGCTGCCATTCTTTCATCTGCTTTGTAACGTTTTACTGATTTTGTCCTCTCAACCTCCTCCGCCTGTTTCTTCCGCTCTGCTCTTACATCTTGAAGCGTTTTCCGTTCGATTGCGTTTAGTTCTGATTCCGCACCTTCCCTTGCTTTTTTAGTCGCACTCTCGAATAATGGTCTTAACGCACTTACTCTTTCTTCCAGTCTCGGTAATATCTCGTTCTTCCCTATCATCAACCATTTTTGAGTCTCTACCTCCGTCCATCTTTTTACACTTTCCCTTCCAATCATTCCACAAAACCATATACCCGTATGGTCTCTTCCAATTCCTCGTGCTGTGGATCGAAAACATGCCACACCGTCTTCTTTTAACAACCCCAACATCACATCAGTCAGTTCTACGAGGGGGTATTTTTCTTCGTCCCAATTCATCACAATCTCCGCACCACCTAATTCTGGAGTAGCGAGTCCCTGGTTCTCCTCGCGTTTTGTCAGTTTCCTCTCTAATTTTATTAAATGTGCTTTTGTGTGTCCTGACGGAATTTCCGATGCTTTGACTTTAACAAAATGATCCCTCATCGCATACCAATAACCAAACGGATCATCTTGAAACGCGTTTCTTACAACTTCAATCGCACCTAACCCAAACCTCGTTGCGTTTCCAATATACTTGAAAACAGTATCCTCCACCTCTTCAATACCCTTTTTATCGAGTTGTGTCTGTTTCCTTTCCGTTCGTAATTGTCGCAACTTCAATCGTGCCTGTTTTTCTTTAAGGTCAAGATAATCTTGTACCACTTTCGGTAATATAAATGCTGACGCTTTCTTCGTCTCTACTCGCTTCTCCATCTTATCCGCTATTCTCAACTGTTCTCTCGGTGTTTGAAACGCCGATGTATTCATGCCCATCAATTCCATCACTTTTCGTGCCAGTCCGCTCCTCGCCAATAACTTCGCCTTCATTACTGGAGTCATCTGTGTTTCTCGTATCCGTGTCAGCAGTTTCCTCTCCGCTGCTGTAAATACGGGTGATTTCATCAGTTTCATATATGATCTTTGTGGTGCTTGATCGACTGCCATCACCGCCACTTCTGCTGGTTTCGCAAATTCGCCCCCTGGACTTCTCGGTTGTTCTGCTACCAACTCTTCACGTAATTCAACCCTCGCACTCGCAGGTGCTACGACTTTCAGTTTCGGTTTTCTCTTCTTCGGTGCTGGTGGTGCGGGTGGATCGGCGGGTGGTGGTTGTTCTGCGGGTTCGGGTTCTGGTTCGGGTTCTTTCGGCGGGGTCGCTTTCATCACCCGAGAGGTTCTAAATGGTGTTTCCAACTCTGGTATTTCACCTCGTTCGTCCCGACGCACCTTCGCCCTCGCCCGCTTCGCCTTCGCTGTCGCCTTCTTCTTCGCCTCCCTCGCCTCGATCTGCTGACGCTTCTGCTCCAACTTCGCGTCAAAAATCGCCTTCCACTCTTCAATCGTGTATGTTTTCCCGCCACCTTCCATGCCCCCTCCTTCAAATGCGGCATTATATAACGGGTAAATCGAGTGTGATTTAACCAATTGATCCTTCTCCTTGATCGGGTTATAATAATCCACCCTGCTCGCATTCTTGCGGATTTCCGTATTAGGGGCGTACTGTCCCATGAGAATAAACAAAGGATCGGTATCCAAATAAATACGATGGTTCAATAGGTTTTCTTCCAGGATAAATTTCTTCTCAATACTCGGATTGTATGTCACCGCTTCTTCAATAATCCCCAACTCTAAAAATCTGTCTGCGATGCTTCCTGCGAGTGATGACCCAGTCGCAACATAATAAAACTGCGATGGCGGATAATTCCTCTGAAACCGAATCAACTTCTCCAAATCTTCCTGAAATCGTGTCGTCCATCGCAGATCTTCCCCAATCCCACGACCAATCACCGCCCACGTGTATAAATCTGTCCAAGAATGAACATCTGTCCCACGGATCCCCACCAACATAACATTCTCATCATCTTTTCGGTAAAATCGTAATGATGTATCATCTTTCACCATCTTAAACCCAGGTAATTCCATCGCTTTACCCTGGATATACATACTTCTCGAGAGATTGAACGCATTTTGCCTTCCACTTGCGGCGTCTTCTCCGTAGGCGTCCCAGTCTGGCGTGAATGTCGATCGCCCCGCCTTTGTCATATCACCATCAGGATTGTAAATCAACTTTCCTGCCTTTGCCAACGCAAACTCCACCATACCACCACCTTCCATTTCGCCGTCCTCACCCCCTATCGGCACACAATTCGGCACCGTTCGCTTCCCTTTCTTTTTCATTCCTATCATTTCATACCCCTTCCAGCACGGTTTCGCACCTCCCGCCACTTCCGCCTGCTGTAATAATTCCACCGATCCCTGTGCCTGTCGTGTCTCCTCTTCTTCCTCCACTTCCTCTTCTACGTTCCTGATCTGCTGATCGAATTGATCAATCTGCCACTCTGGAGCACCCTGTTCCCGTAATTGTACGATGAATTCCTCCAGTTGTGCTATTCTCTCCTCCGCAGGTAACGCCGCGAAATCCGCCTGTTCCTCATCAATCGCGTCCTCCCTCCCCACCGCGTCCGCCGCTTGTTTCGCATAATATTCCTGGTCTCGCTTCGCTTTATCCGCCTCCGCAAACATCGTCATATCCTTAAAATCCTGTTTCCCTCGCTCCGCCAAATCCACCAGGCGTTTCTCCACCCTCACTTTCGCCTCACGCATCTTCGCCAGTCTCGCCTGATCTGGTTCGATTCTCACGGGTCGTTCGCCCCTTATTATAGTCTTCCCCTTCTCTTCCTCTGCTATGTCCTTCGTCACCTTCTCCAACGCATTCTTCGCAACCTGCTTGTCTTGTAACAGTTTCGCCTGTTTATACTCAATCAAATCGATTCCCGTAAGTGTCCGTGGATCTATTTTCGCAAACTGCTTCATCTCCCCTTTACTCCACCCAAAATCCTCGAATCCCTCCGCCAGTCCTTTATCTTGCTCGTCCGCCGCAAATTGTCGCAGTTTCGGATACAACTCCTTCGCCCTGTCTTCAGGTATCCACATAAACTTATCGTTCTGGAGTGCTCGTAATGAGTAATCAATATCGTCATCTTTGAATGAATTGACCCCTGCCCATAATTTAATTCCCGCCTCGGCGAGGGTTTTACTGGTCGGTTTCACTATACCAAACAACGGGTTCGGTACTCGGATCATAAACTCCTTCGCTTTCGCCGAATCGTCCCTATGAGCAATCGGTCTATACGATTCCACTTCTGGATCGGTAGTCTCGGTTTTATACAATCCTCGCGGTTTTCGCACGATCAATTTCGGATCGGTTTTATCCCGCACAATCCCCATTTCCGCCTCTTCTTTTTTGATGCGTTTGATTAGTGCCGCTTTCATATCTGCGTTATACTGGTCTTTATTAAACATAAGATTCCACGTGTCGGTCATACTCTTTTTCAAACCCATCGCGGTTTTTGCCAAAGGAGCAACAATATTTTTCATGACCTTCTTTTTACTCTCCTCTTTACCCTCTTCGGAGATGCCGAGCAATCCTTTTTTTTGCTTTTTAGGATCGTCGGATTTTCCATATATCGCATCACCAATTCCATTCTGGATCGCAGTTCGGACGGGTTGTAACGCCGCCGCCGCCGCCGCAACAGCAGAAGGGGGTTCTGGTTTCGCCGCAGGAGCAGCACCCCCACCTAATTCGTCAGCACCCCAATTCTCCGTCGGTTTCTCATAATCCTCCATCTGCTTCTTCCAGTCCTCTTCGCTGATCGGCGTGGTTTTCTTCCGCTGGTTGTGCTTTATTAATCCCGCCCTAACATCGTCCCAAAATCCCTCCCCATACGCATTCTTCTCAAGATCCGCGATCACTTCGTTCTTATCCAGTATAATCTTCGTCAGTTCCTTATTCGTGAAGGGTTTGCCCATTCCGTAATTGTGTGCTACAGCAGGCATGACTTTCAGATTTTTTCCATACGGCATTCTGGTATCATGCGTTAAATCAACGGATAGGTGCGGTAAATCACGCCCATAGGGTTCTCTACTCACCTCCCCCTGATGTTCCAACGCAAAATTACTTCGGTTCATTTATATATGATTCGATCGGTTTGTTTTTATTATTAATTGTATGTAATAATAAAATCATCTATCGATAATTTCGTTCCACGAAATCTCTCGGCATCGCCGTTTCAACGGCAAGAAAATCCTATCTTTTTAGAATCAAACGGACGGATCGTCACGGCAGGTGAAGGACATAAAATCTTCCCTACATTTACCAATCCCGAGAGAATAGGGCGAATAGGGGGTCGAATGACGGGCATTTTTTATTAATACCAGATTTGTCTTTATATTTATTGCCAAAGCACATTAATCGCAAGGTTATTCGCACTATACTTATCGGATTTCCAGTCACCTTTTATGCCCTGTGCCCTCGCGAGATAATTTGCTCGACGTTCCTGATCTCGATGACGAGTGAAATCATCATACCCTATTGCCCCAAAATTAACGATTCGTCCATCGGGCGTCTTCACAGCAAACTTCTTATTCTTCGTTGCCGAGATGAATATATCAGCATCATCAGACCCCTTATATTTCATGAAATTTTTATAAACCCTACACATATCGCTCATTCTTTATATTAAATTCCGACACATTTGTTTATTACAGTTTTTAGTACGACATAACACAGGATTTCGGTAATTGATGGAATCGGAAGTACAGAGTATAAAATAGACCAGAACATTTATGGTTTATTTTATTATATTGCTTTTATATAATCTCTCGGCGATCGTGTTTTCAACTACCGCAAGAGACGCAAACATCGTCCTCACCAAGGCAAGGAATCTTACTATAATCAAACTGGTCGGTAATATCGACTGGATCCGACATACAGGGTGAGCAATCAATAACACCTACAATAATCGGTGCTGGAATCTTATCTTTCACCTGTGTTTTAACCTTATCCAATCTCTCGGTTAGATCCTGGATCTTCTTGAATTGATCCATCACCAACGCGGATAATCTCTCGTTCTCTCTCACGACATACGTCGTATGCTCCGAAAACTTCGCGGTCAGTTCCTCCTCCTGTGCGACAAGAATATCAGTCAGTTCCTTAATGGTGATCGTTTTAGGCATGGTAAAGATATAGATAATGTGCGGAAATTCCCTTTAAACGTTATTCATCGTCCTCGCCATCGTCCCACCAGTCTTTATCGGTGTTTTCGGTTTCGACAATCGGGGCACAGCAGTAATGCTCTGGTTTATAGACGGGTTTGACGATTTCAGGGAACGCCCAGTACTGTATTTTATGAGGGTGCTCCATTTTATAATGGTATAACCTTATATTTATATTAAAATATGAGATATAGATATATATAACAATCTAACATTATGTATATAACACAGTCTAACCTATGGTTAGGGTCATTTTTCATCTAAATTAAAGGCGACCGTATGGTCGGAACAACCAATCGTTTTCAACTCCCTTTTCTCCTGGAATCGGAGGGTTTGGCGGACTCGATCCCAAAATAACACTCTAACATATTGTTATGCTGATTATAAATGACTTAAAGCGATAGTGCTCATTATCTATATAATTACCTACCATGCCCTATATTTATTGGATTGACGGAGAACCTACTATGATGAATGATGAACCCCCCGCACCATCGCCAGTCACACCCTCGGAGGAACCTATAAGAATGGAAATCCGAGAGATTGAACCAGAACAGGAAGTCAAACCAGAATGGTCTATCGGAATACCGAATGATAAAATTGAGATCATAAGGGATTTTGTGTTACAAAAACTGGAGGACGCCCCTAAAGTCCGATGCCATACCTACGATATTTATGCGGTTTTCGATAAATGGATCACGGAGAATAAGGTGGGGTGGGGTGACGATAATCATTTTTTATGGTCATATATGGAGAAACACTACACGAAAAAGGGCATGTTTTATATCGGTTGTAAGTTAAATACGGAAGATGACGAGCGATTGAAGAAGGAGAAAATGATGAAACTGGGACGAATGAAGACTGTGGTGCCCGTGCGAGGATTGCTGGAGTCTGATGAAGAACCTGCTGAACCTGAAGCGTTGAACGAACTTAAAGATATCATCACGTCTGGCGGTAAAACGATCCACCGCCACCCTGATTATTTATGTTATGGAGGCGATCTTGAAACTGGTGAGATTTTTCGATTATATTACAATCAACCTGGTAAAATCGTATCATCGTCAGTCGATAAAGGGGTTGTTTTATCGCTGGGAAAAGAAGGCGGTAGAAGGAAACAGCAGTACATTTCAACGCAAAAGTTTATCGCGGAATGCGGAAAACTGAAAAGAGAGACGAAGAATCATACAAAACTGAAGATCAATACCGACTGCGACGTCTATAAAAATAGACCCAAAATTGAATTTTATCCGCTGGGTTGTTTATCGTATGAGTATGATGGAACCCCTCCTGCTGATATTACAAAACCGTTGAGTGTGAGAGAATTGATGGATAAATGCTCATTTAAAAGGCAGATCGACGATTATATGGCGGAAATGAAGTCGCAATATAAAGCAGAACTGAAGAAGAAAGATGACGAGATTCGGAAATTACAGGAAAAAGTGAATCTACTTGAAACGCAAAACGGCAAACTAAATAAACCACTCAACGCAGGGGCACTACAATTACAGCAACTCCTTATGACGCGGGTAGATGGTGGTGAAACAATAATAGATATGTTACATTATTGTTATAGAGATATCGTAAGGGACTATCCTAAAGAAGACGACTACGACGAGATCAGCGAAAGCGATGACGACGCCGAAAATCTTATCTTCGGTCAAATGTCACCTCGGGGACTGCCTTACGATAATGAGCACATTACCAGATAAGTCTATTGATCTTTTTTTGGCAGATTTACCTTATGGTGTTTTGAACAACGAAAAAGGTGCCAAACCGACGGGACGGAAAACGCATGGAAAATGTAACGAAGGGTGTGCGTGGGACGTGAAAATCGACCTCGTTGCGTTTTGGACGCAGGTGAAGCGACTGTGTCGTAATGAATACACACCTGTCATTATGTTTTGTAATGCCCGTTTTGGTGTTGAATTGGTGAATTCGAACCCCGACTGGTTTCGATATGATTTGATTTTAAACAAAGAAGTTGGTGTGGGGTTTCTGTCAGCGGGAAAAATGCCGATGCGATCGCATGAACTAATTTATGTTTTTGCCGAGAAATCCGCATTCTATAAACGTATCGATGAATATCGTGAGGGTATGCCTGCGAAGTATCGCAAACCGTCAAACCCGCGAAAAAATAACCTGCTGGGTCATACTGAAGGAATAGAGCAACCAGATTATACTCAAGAAGCGAATTATCGATGCCCCCTGTCGATAATCCACGACCGCCTGGTGAAGAAGAAACCGCACCCGACCGCAAAATCAATACCGTTGTACCGTTGGTTAATTGAACGTTATTCGAATGAAGGGGGTATGGTGCTGGATCCGACCGCGGGGTCATTCTCCAGCGGGAGGGCGTGTATGGAATTGAATCGTAGTTACATCGGGATCGAGTTGAATGAGGTATTCTATAATGCTAATAAAATAGAAAATTGAAATGAAATGAAATGATATGTATTGTATAACACACATCATTTTCTGAAGGAATGCCTTATTTCAAGTGCGTCGATGAAGATCTGCCAAAAAACCTCGTGAATGAAATCAAGGAAACCTTCGTATTTCGTGAGGGAGATGTATATAACAAAAAAACAGGACGACAATTGAAGAGGTATGTAAGGTCGGGAGTGCCCACCTATCTCCTGCTCCTCCATGACCTCGATAAACTCGGTTCCGTCCTTTACTTCAAACTAAAAGGTCGTGTTATAGATTACCCCTGGGCGAAGGAGAATCTTCAAAACCCTAATCCTCAATAAATCTTCGACCACCCCCCATTTCTCGTGGATAGTTCTCTATCATAAACTTCTTGACGGCACGTGCGGCGACCTGCTCATCATCAAACGACCCGAGGTTATGACTGAATGACTCGCGTGGATTATTATTGACGGTTGTTGTTATGACCACACCCCACCTCTCCAGTCCTTTCGACCAACGAACAGACCAGTACTTGGTATTGTTTTTCATGTTATTCGCATTTACGCGTTGATTACACCACCGAAGATTTCTGTAGTTGTTATTGAACTTATTGCCGTCAATATGATCGACGATCTTATAACGCGGGTTTGAGTTAGAAATAAAAACCATCGCCACGAGTCGATGAACGAGCATTAGACTTTCGGGACGGGGTGTTTCTCTGGTAGGTTTGCGTCCATAACCCGAGTTAGGACGGACGAGATTGCCTGACGCGTCGGTTGCCCGATTGAGACTGACGCACATATATCCACTCGAAGGGGAGTAATAATGTTTGAGTTTTTTATTGAATTTTAGGTTTAAAACTTCACCGTAACGATTAATAGCATAATTGTCTTTTGCGACTCCGAATCTCTCGTCAATCGTAACCCAAGACTTCATAAAATCCGCCTCCTGTTTCGAGACGATATCAATCACATTTCCAGCGACGTCTGTTGCGACGTTATTCACCTTGAAAAAGGCGTTGATGAGAGATTGTGTAATCATCGTGGATAATGGATAATGGTTTATATTATCCATAGTAATTATTCTTTTAAGTCGTATTATCCGCTTTTTCGCGTTCTTTACCAAACCGTCCAACCGCAACAAACGCAGGTTCTTTTCGGTGATGTTCCACGGGGGGTGGAGGGTACGGACGAGGGGGTGGAGGGTGGAGTGGGGGAGGCGGAGGAGTCTTCTCTGTAGAGGAATTGCTTTTTTTTAGTTTCGTTGATATTGTAAGTCATGATTTTAAGTGCGTAGATCATATAAATCTCTCGTCATATCGTTTTATTTCGGTTTTGTTTTCAATTTTTTCCACTCTAAACTATGTTGTTCGTCGATGTCAGTCCATTTACCAGAATGGCGGAGGTGTTTTTCCGATGTGAAATGACGGCGTAAAATGCCAGTTGTGAGGCGAATAAACGCACCGCATTCGCAGGTTTTTATGTGGTTTTTTGAGAGGCAGGAGGTATATTGACTCACGAGGGGTTCGATCCATTCTTTATGACGGTCATATCGTTCATTTTTCATAATTAGGTCTGGTTTAGAGGTGCCATAGGGGCAAAAAACAGGGTCGTACGTCATTATATAAACATAATTTCAGTATTCTTTTTATTATAGAAATGGCGGGAAAAGCACCCGAATATGATGATAACCTGGAGAATCTGCTAAAATGCGAGGCGGAGAAGGCGGAGTCCTTGTCGATTTTACACCGAATGTCGCATGAAAAATATGCGTTTGCGTCGAATCTAATTAATATTCCTGTTATTGTGTTGAGTTCTATTATCGGTTTTACTACTGGGATTAAAATCGATTATGATGATATAAATATAGTGCTGGGGATTGCGTCGGTGTTTGTTGGGGTGATAAAATCTCTCGACTCTTATTTTCAATTGGCACAAAGATCGGAGCGTCATCGACTCGTGTCGTTACAATACGGGCAATTATGTCGAAAATTGTCTGTTGAACTCGCTCTTGAACGAGATGTCCGAGAGAATGCGAAGGATATGCTGACGATGATTAGAACGGATATAAAGAATCTGGAGGAGATTGCTCCGATCATCGAAGATGATATTATAGATAAATATAAGGTAAAATACCCGAAGGTTGATGGTGAAAACATCAAACGACCCGCACTTACGAATGGACTGACGGAGGTGGTGATAAACAAACCAGAGAATTTTATTGTAAAGGCGGATTTGGTTACGAGGTCTCGAAGGCAATCAAAGGACGCCCCTCGTAATAATGAAATCGTTGATATTCCGCTTGACGAAATCGGGGTGATGTAAGTCGCAGAGTTAGTGTTTTACATATATGTTTTGCTGTGTGGATACGGAGTGACCCATGCCTTCGGCAATCGTGTTTGATTTTTCCTGATTTTCAAGGAGCATTTCGGTAGCAAAAATAGTACGAAGCATACAGCACCCGATCTTTTTGGGTCGAAACACCTTATTAAGACACCGAGTAATTCCGTTGCTGCTGTTAAACGCGGTTCCGCATCGGTAGAGTAAGAATGGGATAGTTTTACCCTTTTTTAAATCGACCCCGATAGATGGGATATCCTCCTTCCGAGAGAATATATAGAAGTAAATGATATCTAAAATTTCATCTGGGATTGCGACTTCCTGACAACCGTAATTGCCTACTGTTTTATATTTGTTGAAGATAAAGATCTTATCATCGAGAATGAGGTAATTTTGTTCTTCGTCCAGCACTTCGGGGCGTTTTTGACATACAATCATATAGAGATAATCCGCATTTCTGCGAGGCAATAATTTTACATAGAGGGTGAGGATAACAAAGTGAAGGAGAAAATGGTATTCGTAATCATGTGTAATAACCGACTTTTCTTTTAGGGTATCATATTGTTCTTTCATTTCGTCCCATTTATCAATAACGTCATTCCATTCAATCCAGTTTTCTTTTTGTGTTGGTGATTTGAGGTTGGCGATTTCCTTATGTTTTTGTGCGATCCGCATCATTTTCTTATGATAATGACATATAACACCGCCCGTTTCGCCGTCGGTGTATTCTTCAGTTCCATCGTCATTCTTCTTTAAGTAGGTGAGTTTGAGTGCGGCGTGGATCGAGGTATAATACACGCGACGGGTGTTAGGTTTCAGGTGTGCGAGTTTTTCTTCAATCCACTCCACGTTAAGAAATGATGAGAGATCGTGAAGTGGTTTTCCAGCGAGGTTTTCAATAACTCGAAGGTATGTTAGTCGAGAGCAGGTGGATAGTCCATGCTCGGTCATTTTTGCTTCAAGTTGCTCCATAAATGGAGTGATCGTATATTGTTTAGGTGGCATAATATACAATAATAATGTAATTGTATATTAACAGTTTTTCCATTTAAACCATTATCCACATCATTACCGATAACTTAATAGAAACCAGGTTTAGGGACGTAGAGACGGAAACCGACGGTGGCGGTAGATGTAGCGAGGAGAGAACCATCGGCGGCAATAGCAGAAATGGTGAGGGTATTGGTTTGAGCAGGGGCGGCACCAGCGATCACGAGACGACCGACATAACCAGCACCAGAGTTGGCGGCAAGAGCACCAGCGACGGCGGCACCGACAGCGGAACCCTGCCACCCTTCAAAAACACAGGCGGCATTACGAGCGGCGGGAATGGTATTGGTGGCATCATTACCGAGAATGGAGGCAATATTAAGTGTTGCTGTGCCAGCGACGAGGGTAACGGAACCAAAGAGAACATCAAACGCAGAAGTAGCACACAGACCAGAATATTCGCAGGCACCTAATGCGATACCTGGTGCGGCACCTGCCGATTTTGCGGCGGGAAGGGAACAAGGGACAAGAGCGTTGAGCGACATTCGGTATGTTTTATGAATATAGTTACAATTTTGTTTTTATATATAATTTCGTTCCGATACGGAATAAAAACAAAATCGAATGATATGTATAACACCGAAAAATGAACCCGATGCCGAATGAAGGTGTATTTGGATCCGCACAGAACAAACCGAAATTGCGTCAGATTATGACTGAACCGATGAGTGATGCGGATTTAGAGGTATATTTGCCATCGGCGAAGATCCTTATGTTTCGCGAACTGAAAAACTACCCGACGATCCAGTCAATTCTTCGCAAACCGCGAGATTATTTTATCATGCTATACGAGCATACTCCGCAAAATGGTCACTGGGTGGCGGTGATGAGGTATGAATCGACTATCGAGTTTTTCTGCCCCTATGGGTCATCACCGTACTCACCAGATTCGCCTTTGGAATGGAATTCGCCAGAGCAGAACCAGGTGGTAGATGCGACGCATAATTACCTCGAAGACCTGTTGAATAATGCGAAGACGCAGGGGTGGAATGTGATATATAACAAGATGGATTTTCAAGAGAAGCGAAATAATATTAATACGTGTGGAGCGTTTTGTGTGTGGCGGGTATTGTGCCTGATGGAGGACGATATGAAATTGCCAGAGTTTCAATCGGCGATGAAGAAAATACATACTCAAACAGGTATGAGTTATGATGAGATTGTGAGCGATGCGATCGAGATTCGTGAGTAGGATTAGGTGGTTGAGTATTGTAACTCAAAAGTAGTAGTATTGTAAAATACCCGCCCAACCCCTATACCGAGTGCCACACCGCGGATAGGATTAATAAAACAACCCGCGACGGAGGAGTTGAGAGCAACACCACTCGCATTTAAACATATAGACCCTGCGGTTTGTGAAGTTTCACCCGCCCCTCTTCCAATTGCTATTGCGTTTGCTCCCTGATTCGTGCTTCCAGCAACTGTCCCGATTGCGACTGCGTATGCTCCCTGACCCGACCCACCTGCTCCAGTCCCAACCGCAGTTGCCGAGTTGCCCTGATTAGCATTCCCCGCACCATATCCAACCGCCGTTGCCCCCGCTGCTTGATTAGTTTGACCCGCAGTCCCCCCAATCGCGATTGTTGATGCCGCTTGATTAGTTTGACCCGCCGCAAAACCGATTGCGACCGCCGCCGCCCCTTGAGACCCGTTTCCCGCAAAATTTCCAACCGCAACCCCCCCCGCCGCTTGTGCGACTCCAGCACTTTTACCAATCGATACTGTATCCTGTGTTAATTTTAAAGTATCGACTACACTAAAATTACCGTTTGATGGATTAATGCTTGTGGTTGTGGTGGCGATATCAGCGAGAAGTGGTTGAACACCAGATCCAGCAACGAATACTGGATAAAACGGGGCGTTTGCGTTTGTATCGGTGATGGTCGGAGTGCCACCATCATTAATCCACGATGTCCCAGTCCCCGCCCCCAAACTGCTTAAAACCTGACCTGCGATTCCAGACCCACCAGCAGTATCTAAAATACGTTGCGGTTGAAAAGCACCTTGAGTCGATACAGTTCCACTAACGCAATTCAGTTGTATTCCACCGCCACCGCTGACCCCTGGCACGGAGTTTTGTATAATTAATGCCCCTGGATCTTGTCTATTAATTCCTTGATGACCATAAAGCGTAGGGATTATTCCATTTCCGCCCATTTCTATAACAGCGGCATTATCAGTCAGGGTAATAACAGAAGTCGTTCCAGTTATGTTTTGAGTACCGAGTGCGAGGGTAGAGGTTAGGGGTGATTTAAGATTGACGACGGGTGATGGTGTGGTTCCAGTTATGTCGATATTATTTCCAGCAACGACAGAGACGACGGTTCCGTTACCCGCGATTGTATCAACGTAGAGTCGATTACAGAGATCGTTTGCGGCGACTGGTGCGATTGCGGTTTGAGGGCATGACCCGTCAAAGGAGTTTGATCCAGTATAGTTATTACTACCCGACATTACCTCGGCGTAACCATTATTAGGAATACTTGCCATTTTACTATAGAATATGGTAAGTATATGTTTTTATTATTAATCTCTCGGCGTTTATTAACTAAAAGCACCGACCCCAGCACCGATAATAGACCAATAAGAATTATCTTCGTCGCCTATAAATTGTTGTGATACGTTCCTCGTTGTGATTGTGTAATTAGCGTAAGAAGTTCCGTCATATATGAAAGTTCCAGTAAAGATACAAGAATGCGGAAGTGTCGCGTGCTGGCGAACATATCCATAACTATCATAAATCACTTTCCAA